AAACTGTTAGAGCAGCAGCGGTTGCTCCCATATCTTCTGAGAACGTAATAGAAGGTAAAGCGTTACCATCATATAATGTACCTTGCTCAGTAATTGAGATGCCTGTAACTACACCAGCTGATGCTGTAAGAGTAGCAGCAGCGTTAACACCCTTCAATGAGTGTGACTCAGCACTTTCAGAATCAGCAGATGGTGTTAGAGATATAGCAGAACCACCTTGTGAGTTTGCTAGTCCAAAGTTGTCACCCGACTTATTAACAACGTAATAGATGTTGCCAGAGGTTAATCCTATAGCAGCAGATCCTGAGTTATTGTCGTAGACAATTCTTAGGTTGTTAGTAAATGGGTTGTTAGGAAGAGTAAATGTAGTACCAGAGATATCACTGAATGTATCGAATGTAACCTGATTAGGTTCTTCAATAGTGATAGTTGGTGTGCCTGTATATCCAGATCCACCATCAGCAATGTCAATTCTATTAATTGTACCGTACTGTTCTAGAACTGCTGTCGCATCAGGGTTTGTAGTACCCGCAGTAAATGTGACATCAGGAGGTGTAGTATAATTAGATCCAACTCCAGTTACTGTAACGGTCTTCAGTGAACCATCATTAGTGTCGATGGTACAAGATGCTGTACCGTTTACAGCAGGGTTTGTATCTAATACTATTGTTGATGAACCGCCAGTATATCCATCACCTGTTTGATTAACAGTGATTGTTGATAACTCTTCAGTAGATATGAGAAGGTTCGTATCTGATAATAATCCATAAGCGTTAAATCCACCTCTTCGTTGTTGTTGACCGAGGAAGATGTCAATAGAACCAGTCTGAGCAGTGTTGAAACTACCTACCTTGTTTTGGTCAAAGTAAGCGTTCTCGTTAAATATTACCTCACCGTTAAATGTAATGTCTTCGTTACCCGCAGGGTCAATTAGTAGAGCACCACTTGTAGTAGAGAAAGTGTTACCAGCTAATCTTATGTTACCTGTCTCAATGTAAGCAGGGAAAATGTTTGTAGTACCAGTGGAGTCAGATAATCCAATACTGGTTGCTTGCTGTGATGATGATGTTGACTGGAAGTTAACATTACCTGTCTCTTGGTCAACTAAGAATACTTCACCAACTCTGAAGTCACCCTTCTGGTCAGTAGATGAGTAGAATACTCTACCACCATTTGTCTCAACAACTTCATTAGCTTGGTTTGCTAGTGATGTATCATTTGTAAAGTCCTTTCCAGAACCAATGTACATGAAGTTGTGTGCTGATAGAATCAGTTTACAACCATTACCATCAGAGACAGCACCCTTAACACCATAGATGTTAGCAGATGCTATAGACTTAAGTTCACAACCAAAGGCACTGTAGTCTACAAGTGATATACCTGTAGATGAGTCACCACCTGTGGAACGAACATCCTTTGGAGATGGACTATCAGTGAATGTACTTGCTTGGTCTGTACCGTTGAAGTGTACTAAGAGAACTGTATTAACGTCTATTCCATACTCTGAAGATGGAGCAGTAAAGTTACCTGTAAATCTTGCTGTACCATGACTGACTCTAACTTCATCTATACGTCCTGTAAAGAAGTCACCACCAGTTGTACCATGACTAGAACCAATGTTTAGTGGTTTGGTATTACCATAGTTTCTATTATCTGTATCTCCACCTGATCCTGTAACTGAAGTACCATCTAAAAATATCTTTGTAGTGCCGTTGTAACGTGCTAGAGCAACGTGATGCCAAGTGTTGAGGGATAATGTACCTCCACTGAGATGTTCTGTAGTATCAGTACCAAACTTTAATGTACCACCTGTCTGATATAATCTAGGAGCTGTATCAGAATCAGATGTTCTGAAGTCAAAGATTGTAGAAGTTCCAGTGGTAGATGAAGCATAAACAAATGCCTCTACAGCAAAGTTAGCTGTACCAAAACCAAAGTCGTCAACTGTTTCAATACTAACAAAGTCACCAGTACCATCAAGTTCTAGTGACGCTGTTCCAAATTTCTTAATTGAAGTGTCAAGTCTAGCATCAGCTTGAGGTGTAAGAGTCTTACCCTCTTCTAGTGCTGTAGTGAATTGTCCTTCACCTTTTCCTGTTAGGTATATGTAATTACCATCGTTTGATTCGATGTTACCATAACCTACCGCTTTCTTATATGTGACATTACCAGATGTATTACCTGCTGTGAGAGCAAAGGTAAATGTATCAACTGTCGGTGCTCCTGTTACCTGATAATAACCATCAGTAGCACTGCCACCAACAAAGTCACAGTATACGCGGTCATTCGTAGATAAACCATGAGCAGTCCTCGTAACTGTTACAACGTTACTGGATAAAGCATATGTACCTGATCTAAATTGATTTTCTAGCTCATATATTTGCTCGGAAGCATCAAAACTACCAGATACACCTGATAGTTTTAGTCTTACTTGTCCAGTTCCATGTTTTCCTGTGGCACCCTGTATACCTTTGATACCTTCGTTAGCGAAGTATATAAAGGAGTTCTGCCACTCACAACGAACACCATTAGTTAATAGTATACCAATAGAGTTTGGTACGATAAATGTACATTCGTTGAATAATACAGATGTCTCTAGTGTGTTTGCGTTAGCAATAGCACCATCTAATTTAGCACCACGACCTGCATCACCTGAGTCATATCCATAGGGGTCGCTAGCAGATGTGGTTGATCCTTTGTTTAATACTGTAACTCTCTGTACATAAGCACTTCTCTCTGAGTTCCAGTCGTTAGCAGCAACGAAGGCATAACCTGTGTCATTACCACTATTATAGAACATGTCTTTAATAGTGACTTCTGAGACAGTAACGTCACCATTTAAAACGAAACAGTTAAGATCGTTTGTTGCTGTTGTTGGGTATATATTTGTCGCTCTTAATCCTGCTCCTCTAACTGAAACTCCGTCAGGAACTGTTAGTGGAAATTCTTCTTGATATTCACCAGCTGCTATGTTAACTGTATCTCCAGATGTAGCAGCGGCTAGGGCATATTTAATTGTAAGGAATGGTGTAGAAGCATGCCTACCTCTATTTGCTCCACCTAATAACGCAGCAGCGTCTGTACCTGTTTTCGCAACGAATAGATGATTACTAGGACCATTAGTAATATCAGACGCTAGCATAGACGCAGTAACACTAGCGGTGTTTGGAGCCGCGTTACCTATCTCTACGATAGTACCTGAATTGTTTACAAAGAGTTTTTTATCCGCGATATTAATCGCGACTTCCTTATCGACTAGATCACTATTGGTCGGTGTCGCGTTCGGGGTTATCGAGCTCTTTAGTTTGATCCTCGTTGCCATTTATAGCATTCTCTGATGATTGATCTTGTATACTATTTAACTGGTTTGTCAAGTCCAGTATCTTCGCCTCAAGCATAATGTTGGATAATGTCAGTTCAGAAACTTTACGTTGTAATGTTGAAATAATAATGTTTACGTTCATGGGTTTTCAGTGTTAGAAAACGCCTCCATCTAAAGTATCTGTCCAGACAGGAACACCTAATGATGTTACTGTTAATACTTGGAATGAAGTTGTTGCGTCGGAACCTGTACCAGGTGATGCTATGTTAGCAGCAGCTGTTACTTGTATTGGGTTTGTACCGTCACCATAAGGAATACCATACTGAGTAAAGGTTGAAACACCTGTACCACCATATTGTACTTCGAGGTCAGTATCTAGTTCTAGGTCACCAAGTACAACTGTACCTCTGTTACCTGTTACACCGAATACTGTAGCAGTGTCTGTGGCATTCTCAATGAATGTCCAAGCACCAGCTCCGTCCGCACCACCTGTGCGATCATAACCGAAGAAACCGAATTGAGCAGCACTACCTGTATGATAGTGTACCTTCACACCTCTATCTAGGCCATCACTAGCATCCCTAGTTGCAGTAAGAGCTCCACCTGAATCAATATTTCCAGTGATTGCTTGGTCTAAAGTAATCTGCTTTAGTCCAGTATTGATAGAAGCAATAGATGTTGAGTTTGCTATGTTTGTTCCAGTAATATCATCACCAACGTTTAGTCCTGTTACTCTGTCCACAGTTAGAACTGTAGCACCTGAAGTAGCGGATGCTGTTAATGATAGAGCAGTTGTAGGATCTCCTAATTCAATAGTAGGATCGTTAACGCTCATTGAAGCACTGTTAACAGTTGTTGTAGTACCATCAATCTGTAGGTCACCTTTGATGATAACCAAACCTTCTGAATCATTACCAGCTGGGAATGGGTCAATGATCATCTCTGTACCAGAAGTAGTTTCGATTCTATTAGCATCGAACTTTAACTGGTCAATAGTCAACTCTCCAGTTATGTTCTGAGTAGCGTTGATTGTCTGTGTGCCTTGGAACTCAACTCCCGCAGCAAATGTAACTGTTGAGTTAACAGTCATGGTATCTGTGTTAGCAGTACCAATCGTTACGTCATCATCTACATTTAAGTCTTTAACCCATGCTTTAGCACCAACTGCTAAACCACCTGATACCATTACAGCAGCAGTTGTGGAGTTGGACGCTGTAGTAGTGTCAGCAAATGTTACTTGAACACCTGTATCATACTGCTGATCAGCACCAGCCCATCTTAGTTTGTCTAGAGTTGTCTCATCATAATATACACGTGCGTCATTTCC